TAGGAACTGAACCAGCTAATGCCAATGCTCTACTCCAAACAGGCAATGACCAAGGACCAGGTTTAGCTTTTCCTTCCCACTCTCTCCATTGGTGAAGTGAACCAATCTTAATGTAATCTTCCGCAGTTAGCATCTTACCATCAACTTCAAATCCACATTGGTCTTGCAATCCACCAGTTACGTTTACAATGATTGGAGTTCCAGCCATTACTGATTCTGCGGTTGCTAATCCAAATCCTTCGTTGTTAGCGATATTAATTGTTGCATCTACCATATTGTAGATAAGATTCAATTCTTCTTGAGGTCTTCTCTTTTCAGAAAATATAATATTACATTCAGGTGCCATTGTTTCAATTACTGCGTATAAATCAGTACCATTTTCATCAATTGGTTGTGTATGCATTACTAAACAAACCTTTTCTGCTTTTTCTTTACCAATCTTATCACAAAACTTTTTGAATGCTACAATAACATCCGCAGGTTGTTTTCTTCTAATGTTACGATTACTCCAATATAATACAAAGTCATAATCTTTACCACCTAAAATTTCTTTACGGAATTCAGCTGGTACATCTGCAGGTTTGTAAATGTTTGTATTAATACCATGTGGTACATAATCAACTTGCCAATCCTTTTTAGGTTTCCAAGTTGGTTTTGTATCTAATGCTGATAATCTTTTAATGATACCATACGTTTGACGAGAGATACAACCAATCCAATCACAACTCTCATAGTAATTACGATTGTATAATGGGTCTGGTAAATCATCCCAAATTGCGTAGAATAAAAGAGGAACGTTTTGTCTGATTTCATGTTCTATATCATACAACCATGTCCAATAACGAGGGTCAGTAAAGTGTAAGATAGCATCAGGTTGTTCGGTATTGATTAATTGTCTAATTAAATCAGCATTACCATAACCATTCCAAGGAAGAATTTTAACACTAGCATCAGCGATGCCATATGTATTTTTTATATCTTCACTCACATCTAAAATCTTACCTGCTTCAGGGTGATTGATTGCGGCTCCTACTTGAAACCAATCGTATTTGTGTACTGTACCTAGTACTAATTCTTTCGACATTGTGGCGATACCACTTGCCATTCTTAAGTCATCTGAAAGTAACAGAATCTTCTTTTTTGCCATAACTTATTTGTGTTGTTAAAATTGTGAACCTGAAATTTGTAGTTGTAGGTACTCATTCATTTCCTTTCTAAACTCATCATCCTTAACATATCTTTCCACTGTTCTATTTACCAGCTTTTGAAGTGTTACATCAGAATCGAAAGAAACCTTTTTGAATGATGAATATACATCTTTCAGTATTTTCACAGTTGTTAGTTTTGTGTTGTCTTGATTCATTATAAATATATTTGTATATATAAATATAAAGTTTTCAAAAAAACATAAATTTTTATTTTGTAGCCTTTTTATCACATATTCCTCTATTTCCAAACTCACAGAACTTACAATTCTTTTTTGCTGCACCTGGTACTTTAGGGAATTCGATATTTTTAAACCCACCACCATCTTCAAATACAGTATTGATAAATTCCATAAATTCATCATATACTTTTTTAACAGATGGAGAACCATGTGCCGGAATGTGTTTTGATACATGTGGTACCGGGAATGCTGAATCTTCAGGCAATTTCCTACGAAGTATCTGATATTCTACTTTAATCTTTTGTAATGGAATATTAAATAACTCCGAATAATACTTTTTGTATAATAGGATTTGAGAGTTCTTCATCTTATCAGCTTTTTGATACTGATTCCATCCCATTGTGGATGTTTTTAAATCTATAATAATGATTTCGTTTGATGCCAAATCTCTAATAACAATATCGATAAATCCAATAAAGTGTACACCCTCTTTAATAGTTGCATTTAATGGAATCTCAATACCGACTAATTCAAATCCACTTTTTGAGTAGAATTTGTGCATATGTTTATCCAACCATTGTAGAATACGTCTACCATCACCATAAAATTCTTCTAATTGAATTTGAGTACAAGGAGTTCCTTCGCTCATTTTATCAGCTTCACTTTTATAAGCTTCTCTCATTTTTTCCAATAAGAGTTTGTCTTTGTTTATTTCATCTGCTTGCTTTTTAGAAACACCATACATAACCGAAAGGTAATGTTGGATAGTTTCGTGCATAGCAGTTCCAAAGATTGTATGGATATTAGATGAACTTTCACCTAACTTATCTATGTAATTTAATTTGTATTGATGTGGACATGAACTCCACATACTATATTGTGAAAATGATACTTTAGCCATTATGTTGTTTTATTGTATAAAGATACGAAAAATACCTGAAATTACCTAATTAAACTTTGAGTTTTAACTTAGTAATTTGCTTAGGGTCAGTACCATAATTCTCTGCAATTTCCTTAATATGCATCTTACCACTTGTAGTTTCATATAGGATTTTAAGATAATCCTCTGCTTCTGATTTAGATACTTCGTACTGCCTTGCTACTAATTCTACAATCCAATCTTCATACTTTTCAGATGAAGCTGGTTTCATATATTTTAAGAAAGCACGTGTCTTAGGAATAAGGCCGATTAATGCCAAATACATTGCTTTAGGCGGTGCTTCTTGTATATAAGGTTGTATATCTGCAATTAATTCTATCCATTCGGGTTTCATAGAAAGAAAACGGAGTATCAAATAGTTACTCCATGTTTTTCTATCGCTCTCATCAAGCGTATCCCAATACTTTGGGTCTTTCTTATCCGTAATTGCGTTTAGATGGTCGAATAATGTTTTAGCCATATTATGCTTCTTCTTCTACTTTTAAACCCGGAGGTAATAATTCATTAAGTACTTCACCACAATCTCCACAAAGGAATAATTCAACGGGTAGTACTTCATCTTTTGGTTTACCAGTTAATAATTTTGAGATTCTACGGAATCCAAAACCTTGTACGAAAATCTCACCACCACATTTCTTACATCCGATTGCTTCGGTCTTTTCTAATGATACTGGTTTTTCTTCTTGTCCTCCGATTGGTTGTCCACCTGCTCCTAAAATGTTTGCCATTATATAATATTTAAAATTTGAATTAATGTAGCTGCTGCTATAATTTCTTTATCAATTGCAGTTGCTGATTTGTTTACCCCATCACCTAATATTAGAATCACATTTGATGTATTTTCACCACCATAATCCTCTACATTATCATACAAAGCTGTATATAAATCAGTAAAGTCTTTTGATTTAGAATCTATAAGAGTCTGTCTTACTTTCATATATTTATTTCTCTTATCATCTTTTGATTTAAGAATTTCTATAATTTTATTTTTGTAATCATTCTCTAATAAATTTTGTACATCTACTTGCAATTTCCCTTTATTAGAATTCAATTGGCATGTATTGATAACTTTACGAATATCAGGATAAGATGCATCAATAATTGGAACTAAATCCTTAACTTCAAACTCTACATTTTCAGCTTTTAAGATTTTACTAACTTGTATTGCAACATCCTTTTTAGTTGGTGGTATGATTTGAAATGATTGACATCTACTTTGAATTGGTTCAATTACTTTATCAACATAGTTACAAGTTAATATGAAACGGCAGTGTGCTGAAAATGTTTCCATTAAGTTTCTTAATATAGCTTGTGATGGTTGTGACATATAATCAAACTCATCTAAAAGAATAATCTTAAATGGTTTGAATCCCATAGAAGATGCAAAGTTCTTTACTTTGTTTCTTACAGTCTCAACGTTATTTTCATCAGATGCGTTAATAACCATATAGTCACACTCAATTGATTTTACAATTAATTTTGCTAATGTAGTTTTACCAGTACCCGCTTTACCATATAACAATAAATGTGGGATTTCGCCATTTTCTAAATAACCTTCTACTTTTGATTTTAAATGTTCATTACCTACATAATCAGCAAGCTTTGATGGGCGATACTTCTCTACCCACAAATTATTATTTACCTTTTCTTCCGTTTGTTCTATAAACATATTTTATTTTTTATTTTCCAGTTGAACCAAATCCACCATCACCTCTTTCAGTATCCGATAATTCATCTACTTGATTGAACTCAATTGGGGGATGTGGTATAATCATAATTTGTGCAATTCTATCACCTACCTTATAATCGTTTTCAGATACCGAATCGTTGTTAATTTTATTAAATGTTGCCTGTAACTCACCTCTATATCCACTATCAACCACACCTACACAATTACTTAACATTAATCTTGTCTTTCTAACCGATGAACGAGGGAATATTAATCCTACAAATCCTTTTGGTATTTCCAATGCCAACCCAATACCATATGTAATTTGAGTTGATGTAGTTGATATAATTGAGGTTGCTACTAAATCCATACCAGCATCACCATCCTTTGCATAGGATGGAATTACTGCATTTTCATTAAGCCTCTTTATTCGTACTTTCATTTTATAAATTTGATTTTGTTAATTCAATTTGTTTAGCTCTAAGTTGTTTACCTTCTTCTGTCAATTCTCTAGCAAATAATTTAAATGATTTACCATTTTTGTGAGTAAAGGTAATATACGAATCCTTTGTATTTGTAATTGTAAACATTACTTTTGGGTCTTCGTCTTTACTATCATTTTCACCAGTCCAAGCAAATATTTGTGGTTCATCTCCATCAAATTGAAAACACCATTCGCAATGTTCTAATTTTTCTTGTGAGAGTGTAATTTGCCCAAGTGGTTGTAATTGAGTATCATCAATCACTTCTTCTACTTTTTTTGTTTTTTTAGTTTTTGCCATAATTTTATTTTTTATCTTCCTACTTCTGATAGGTATTTTGCTTTCATTTCTTCCCAACTAATTCCAATAGCATCTATGTAGAATAAGTGTTCGGGTTTAATTCTTCCTTCATCATGTAGTTTTGTATATCTACTGATTGCATGTTTCTTCCACCATTTGTTAATGTATTCAGTACCTTGCTTAAACTTATCTTTGATGATTAGTTTATCTTCGGTAATTTCGTTACGAAGGAATTCATTTCCATTCTCATACATCATAGCGAAGTACACACCTCTTTTAAATCCGTGATGATATTCAGTTGCCTTAATACCACACTCTTTGAATATCTTACCCAATATCTTTTGTTTGATACCACTAACAGGTCCGTTTCTATCATACCCCATATTAGCACCATTACGAGCTCTTTCTTCGGTAATATTTTCAGCGTACCAATCAGCATGATTTTCTTTAATCCATTGATGCCACGGGTCATAGAATTTATCATCTGGCTTTAAACTAATCTTACCAGCGGATTCTCCTAATGTTTTAAACAAAGGAATACCATTATATTGAGAGTGAATACCATACAAAGATGTTGTACCTACTGCAATCAATACGTTCTTATATTTCTCTTTCCAATATGCTCTAACTTCGGGTGTAGTTGTCATCATAGCGATTAACTTACCACCTAAGAAGTTATAACCTAATGGTTGAGTACATACAATAGTAGAAGCGATAGTAGTGTTATTTAACTTACCATCAACAAACTTATTATCCTTAGTCCAACCAATGAAGTTATCTCTAACTCCCATAGCGGTTACATCGGATGCTAATGAAATCTGTCCTAATAGTTTTCCACTCACTCTATCCTTTACATTAATCTTTACATTACGACCAGGGTTTGCTGTAAAATCCATTGTGTGAATCATACGTCTTACCGCTGCCCATTTAGTAGATTCCTTCGGGTCATCAACAATCTCAACGTAAGGGT